CCATCAAAGTTTGCATAGTTATAAAATTTTGTATTATTTCAAAATCTTCGAATATTCCTCTATTAAATTTTTTTCTATATTGAATATAAGTTAATGCATTGCAATCTATATCGAACTCTCTATCACAAATTTTTACTTTTTTCATTTCGCTATTTTCCTTTCAAAATCAAAAATCAGTATAGTTAAGCTATACTGATGGTATCTCTGTTGGTTCATATACTTTTTCAAAGAATTTTTCATAAATTTCTTTGTTTTCTTCTGAATAAGGTAATTTTATTCTTACATCTCCAGTATCTGTTCTAGCAGATGTTGTAATAGATAATGTATTTGTATTTGGTGTTTTGGTATCTTCTGTTGTGTTTGCTTCTGTGCTTGGTCTAGAAACTGTTGTATTATAATAACAGAATCTAGTTCCTGTTTGATCTCCTTCGACTTGATACATAAATGCAAATGGAGATATTTTATCATTTACGTTTTCGATTATTGCTCCATTAGCATCTTTTCTTTGCCCTAATATTTCTGTTTCAAATTCTTCAGGTAGCTTTGCAATTTCCAAATCTCCACTATATCCATTATTAGCAAAACTCTCCCAGAATTTTATATTATCTGCATAAAAAGGCTCACTATCCCCTTCTGCATCCAGTGATAAATTTACTGCGCCTGGTACCTTAAAAGGCGTTCCAAAAGTTATAGAACCATCCTCTCCAATAATCATTTTAGCAACATGTACATTACTTAATCCAAAGTAAACTCTATTTCCATCTTTACTCATACTTTTTCTTCCTCTCTTTTAAATTTCAAAAAAATAACTTATCTGCCAAATTTTTTCATCTGACAGATAAGTCGTTTCTGATTTGTTCCAACAAACATCGTATAAAATTTTGTTTTCAATCGTATTAATTAAATTTAAATCTATATAATTCATAGTTATATCTAATTGAATATTTCCTAGTCTGTGATAAACTTTATTTTCTGCAAAAAAATTAGTTGTTTCTGTTTCCAATGCTACAGCATGTGGAGGATTGACCTCTTCTTGAAAATTACCATAAGCATATTGTATTTTTTGTTCTTCAAATCTTTTCGCTAATTCTTGTAGGTTCTTCATGTTTTAGAACTCCTTATAATTGTTTCTTTTATTTCTTTTTCATATAATTTGTTATATTTTTCTTCTACTGGCTTAATATGTGGTTGAGCTTTTGTATGTCCTCCGTTTTTGGTAGCATGTCCATTTTCCAATAAATGAGTTAACTGATAATTTGTTTTATTGTATATATCTACTATATATCTTCTCTTTGACTTCGTATATTTCTTTCTGCTCCATCCTTTCCAGTAAGGATTTTCTCTTGGTCCTTTTTTACTTGGTTTTCGTCTTGGAGATTCTTTTTTTAACTCTTTGACAGCTTCTTTAGATAATTTTTCTGTTGCTTCTTTTACTCCGTCTTCTATATCTTCAACATAATTTGTTAAATATTTTTTAACTATTTTAGGCAAATTATCTATTTTTATGGAATTAGACATTATTAATTTTCCTTTCGCATATTAATATAAGTTCATCAAGATTTTTCTTTTGAATACGAATTATCGTATATTTTACATCCATATAAATTAGTTCTTGTTCATTATTATAATTTAAACTACTAATTACTAACCTCAAAGTAGGTTTATATCCGTTTTGATTTGCTTGATAATATTCATTTGCATATATATCTTCTTCATCTATAATCGGTACTTCTTTCTCTTCTATTTTGTCTATAGTTTGAATGCCATTTGTATCTTTTTTATATGTTGTAGATAACAACTTGCAACTTACATCACGCATTGTTATCTACCTCCTCATTATTTTGCTTTTGATATTCTTCAGAAAATTGTAATTCTCTTAAGTTAGATTTATATCGTTTTAGATATTCTGTCCTTTTATTGATATCTCCATCTCCAAAATGAGCCTTAACATATATTATTATTGTATTTTGTATTAAATCATCTTCTATGTTTTTATCGACATCTATATTTACTCTTTTTAAGTCTGATATTGCAGATTCAATAAGCATAGTAATTTCTTTATCTTTTAAAGATGATGAATCTACTATACTCAAACATTCTTTAGCAATTTTCAAGAGTTTTTCTACTTCTTGTTTCATTTATATCCCTCCTACACAGAAGGAGTTGTACTAATATATCCATTTACAAAAGCTTTATTATCTCTGATTTTACAATCTTCTCTTTCAATACCTCTAAATAATGTTAGATCTTCTTCGAAAGCATTTAATTCTCCAATAGCTGCAACATTAGATGTATTAAGTGTTAATCTTCTTCTATCAAAGAATCTTATTCCTTCTTTTAAATCTCCAATTATAACTGGAATTTTGTTTGAATTTGTTGGTAAGTCTTCGTTAGATATTACTTTTACAGGAACTGTAGTTGCTCCTGCGCATAATCTTAATTGCATAGGTTCAGCTGGATTAGGTTGTAATATATAATTGCCTTCGTTGTCTTTTAATGTGTCTAAATATTGTAAGCCATCATCGTTAGTTACAATTACAGATGTAGATTTGAAAGCACTTCCTAATGTAACATTTAAAGTTTTCTTAATATCATCTAATCCATTTAATTCTTGTTCATCTTGTGTTTTAATTAAATCTAGAATTATTTTATTTCTTGTTACTCTAGATTCATCTCCAAGCCATTCAACAATTGTATTAACAATGTTTGTATCTGTATCTTCTAATAATTCATTTGTAATTGGTAAATATCCTGCATATTTAGATATTTCAAAATCCATTCTCTCAAATTGAGGTGTTGAAGATTTTGTTATTTTTCCACCTTCGCCGACTTTAGTAAATCCTGTTTGTTGACTTCTTTTCTTAAACGTTCTGCTTCCTTTGTTTGTAGAAACAATTTCTACGCTTACTAAATCTATTAATGAAGCTTTTGCTTCTCTTCTTTGTTCTACTAAAGTAGAAATGTCTTCTGGAACTGTATATCCACCATCTGCTGGCGTTCCTTCGTCTAATCCTTTTGCAATATTTTTTATTTCTTTTGCAAATTTTTCTATTGAGCTTTCTTCTTTTATTTCTTTATTATCTTCTTTTTTGTTAGCTATATTTTTTTCTATTTCTTCTATGTCTTCTTCATTTAGTTTAGCAACTTTCTTTTCGTTTTCGAATAATCTTTTTTCAACTTGATATTCTTCTTGTAATTTTTCTATTTCATCTAAAAGTTCTTTTGCTTTTTCTAAATCTTTATTTTCACCATCTGTATATCCTTTCACTAAAGCTTGTTTGCTTTCAATTTTTGCTAAAAGTTCTCTCATTTTTTTATTCATAGTTTTATTCCTCCATTTTTTCTTTTTCTAAAAATAAAAAAGAATCCAAATTCTTGATTTTTAAATCAATCTCGGATTCTTCATTATTTTTATTTTTTTCTTTGCCACCATAATTTTTAGTAGTTCCTGCTCGTGGCTGTGCTGGAACTGCTACAAAAGACACTTCATAAGCTTCTTTTGCTCCATCTAGTGTAAAATAACATATCTTTTTGCCATCTTTTGTGTCATATTCCTGTCCCCAATAATGAGTACAATAATGCTTCATATTGTCTTCACCGCAAATTGAACAGTATGCATGTTTTGCTCTACAGCTTGTAGAAACTTCTTTCTTTATTCCTGCCTTAATTTCTGCAATTAAATCTGCATTCTTGTCTGTTTTAATCATATAGCATTTAGCAATCAACTTTGTGAAAATTTCTCCAGCTTCAGTTAGTTTACTTGAATCTTGTTGCAATTCTGTATCATAAACTCGAGCTATTTGATTATCTGCTGTTCTTTTGTGGTCTTTTATCATTGTTTTCCCAATATAAAGTTTCTTTAAATCTTTTAGGGCGTTTAAGTTAAATGGTTCATAATTTCTATCATCTAAACCGTTATCTCCTAATATTAATTTAAATGTAAATACTTCTTCTGCTTTTAGAGGAGCAAGAGTAAATTTGTTTATTTTTTTAATTTCTTCCTCTGTTACATCTTGATTTTCTACTTCTGCAGATTTGCATATTATTCCTTCGTCAAGAATTTTTTCAGTACTTTCTCCATACTCTTCTCTATCCATTTCTTTTCCTCCTCCTTTCCTTCTGAATTATTTGTATATTGAGTTCCTGCTAATTCAACAGGAATGCTTGCACCATTTCCAAGAAGTCTATTTCCTCCTGCCATTGCAGGTTTATCCAAATAAGCTCTCGCCTCGTTAGGTGTATATATAAAATTAGACACAGCTTGACTTAATGTTTCAATCTGTGTCTTTTGGTCTGCTCTTAACAAAACAGCAATATTAAATTTAAAATAAAATCCTTTATCTATTTCTTCTCTTGAAAGAAGTTTGTAATTTAGTTCCTCTTCATATTGCTTTAGAATATAAAGCAATGTATCTTTATAAAAACTTAATTGTTGTGATTCAGAACTTGCATAGCTAGATTTTTCATAATCTCCAATCTGGTTTGGTTTAATACCAAATGCAGATGCAATTTGTAAAGCACTATATTTTTTTACTTCAACAAATTGACTGTCTGCAAGTTTAACATTTAGAGGAGTTAATGTTGTTCCCACAGGAATTGGAATAATATTTTTTACTTCTTTATCATCTAAATCACTACCAGCAAAATCCTCTATCATTTCTTTAAAATTTTTCAAATTATTATCTGATAAATCTGATGTATATTGAACTACAGCTTTAGCTGTAAATCCACTTTTATACATTTGATTTAACATCTTCTGTGCTTTTACATTTCCGTCTATTGTTAATTTAAGTTGATCTTTTACTGCTATTCCTTTTATTCCATCAAAGCTCATAGAACTTTTTACATGTATTATCTCTTCAGAGGAAAACTTATATAACTTTCCTCCATGCGAATATATGTAGTAAATATCAGGTATATCAGATAAAACTTTTTGATCATCATACCAAATTTCTACCTCATCAGAAGGAAGAATCCATAATGTCATTTTTTTACTTGCACCTTTTATCCATGCATAAGCATCTCCAAACTGATTTCTATTATTTTCCATTGTTCCCCAAAAAGTTGTTGCAGTCATATATGGATTTGGTCTATCGTGAATTGTAAAATACAAAGGATGTCCTCTTGCTGTTACCACTCCACCGTCGGAATTATATTGAAATATTTTTAATGGTACTTTACCAACGGATTCACAAAGTAATTTCAAACAAGTAAAATAAGTTACTTCAGATAAAGCTTTTTCGTTTTTTCCATCTATCCCTAAAAAATTAAGTAACTCTCGCATTGCATTATCTTGCGTTTGTTTATCTCTTAATACATTTATTGCATTTTTAATTCTAACTTTTAACTTTGTTTTCACTTACTTGCCTCCTAATTCCATCCCATGTTGTTTAAATACTCTTCCATTTCTTTGTTGTAATCTATTTTTTCTTCTTCTTTTAACTTCATTTGTGTAATATGAGCATCTATCATTGCATCGCAAGGGTCTATTCTTTTATTTTTTGCATTTTTTTCTTTGTCAATTTTTTTCTCTCCAAAACTATTTTTTACAATTTTAGCATTAGAAACACTATAGCTAAGTAGTTCTTCACGTTTGTTGTATTTAATCTTTCTAGATTCTACATTAAGTTGCATATCTTCTGTTCCATCGTGCAAAAATCTAGCTGATTGTTTTATTTCTAACAATGGCACACCAAATTCCTCCAAATCTGATAAAAAAACATCTGCATTATGTGGGTCATATCCAATTCCTTGCAATTCTAAATCATATTTTTCTATTATGTCTTTTAAATATTTAATAATAAACTTATAATCATTTTTGAATGTTGTTTGTCCACCTGTTACAGTAATAAGTCCTTGTCTTTCCCATAAATCATATGGAGCTATATCTGTTGTAATATGCTCTTCCATTCTTCCTCTTGGCATAAAAGAATGTGTAGCTATAAAAAACTCATTATCTTTTAGGGGAATTTCTATAGCAATAGTTGTTAAATCTCCACCAGAAGATAAATCTAATCCAGCATAACATTTTGAACCTTCTAAATCTTCTAATTCTAAATCAGATTCACATTTTTTCCATTTTTCTGGGCTAATGAATATATCTTCTGTGTTTTGTACCCATAAATTAAGGGACTTTGTCATAAAGTCCCTTAACTCTTCACTTCCCATATCTCTAGCAGTTTGCATATCTGTTTTTAAATTTTCTAAACCTTGTTTTGTAGATGCAAGATATGGATTGGCTTTTATT